CGGAGGGCGTGGATAGAAATTGCATTACAGTCTCGTGCCTCCTCGCATGTTTTTCGGGCTTACGTTGACGGCCTTGGTCTTCTTTGCCGTCTGAGTAAATACTTTTGTGTCTTTCGACTTTTTGACCTTACTCCTCTTCGCCATTGTTTATCCTCCTTCTGATTTGTTCCATCTCAATGTCGTTCGCAAATGCTTTTTTGCGGAATGCCATATCGATGTAAAACTTGGCGTCTTCGACTGTGGCGGCTTTGCGTACATGTTTGTACGTTGTTTCGATTTCTTTGTAGGTTCTAGCAAGTACTTCTGCTAGCGTTTTGTCGGGCTGGTCCCGCACGTTCCATGTTTTGGTCCTCATGGTTACTCCTTGGGTTGGTTGCCCTCTACTGCGTGATAAATCTTGTCCAGCATGGCCAAGATTTTGCGGATGTTGCTGAACAGCGCGTTGATTTCCTTGAAGGTCAAAGCAATTCACCTCTTCCTTTTTGATTATTTTGTATAAATGGTATTTGTAAAACAGCACTTTCGCTGTCCAACCTTGGTTATTGTTCTATCCAATTTTCCGGGTTGAGCGCTTCTGTCGTGTCTAACAGGCTCTTTTCGATGCGGTATACTTTGTCGTTGTCGTAATTGTAGACATATCTGTATTTACTCGTATCATGTAGTCCGTACTGCCATAGTTTTTCAAGCGTTTTTGCGCTCAGGTGATTCATGGATTTTGCTCTCATGTTTCTTACCTCTCTTTCTGTTTGCATTATACCATATATTTCTTCTTTTGTCAAGAGGTTTTTGGAAAAAAGTTTAGTTGTGCCGTGCATTTGAGGTCATGCGGTAGGCGCGGTCCGCCGTGCGAAGAGCATGACGCGGCTTTCCGGTTTTTTCGCCGGACTGCCTTTAACCACATTTTTCAACGCTTTCAACACTTTCAACAGGTTTTCCACAAAAAGTTGCACAAATGGTTTTGTGCATATTGCTACACTTTCAACAATTCAACAAGTTATCCACAGAAGTATCAACATTAAAATAATCCAGAAAATATCGTTCCAAGGATAAAAATTCATAGTATTCAACATTTCAACACTCCCTACTACTACTACTACAACAAGTTATATATAATAAAGCGAAAATAAATAGTGGGCCAATCTCTTCTTGATAGGATTAGGCCCACTGACACCATTTAGAGAATCCCTCTTGCTTTACTAAAGCGTTCTCTGAGATTCTTTTCTTTAATTTTCCCTTGCTGTTCTATGGTCACGTCTGTGTTTGACATTTTGACTTTAAGTGCATTTATTGCACTTAACTGTCTTTTTTCTTTGATTTCCCATAACCTTTTGGGATTTTCAGCCTCTTGCATCTTGTCAAAGTACCTTGGAATGGGCCTTTTTTTGCCGTTAAAATATAGCCCATCGTCTTTGTACATTTGCTCTTTGTGCTCTTGGTAGTAGTCGTATCCTAGACCCGGATTTCGTGACATACAGCAGTAAGGCGCTGGTAGCCCTAGTTCATTGTATCGTTTTGTGTCGTTGCCGTAGGCTTTTTTTGTCACATATCCCGCTACATACGCCATCGTTTCCGGTGACGCCTCTGCAATTATTACATTGCCCATTCCCCAGATCTTGTCTATTGTTTCGCTCTCAAAGTATGGATTATTGCCTCTTTTTTTCTTGAGGTCTGGTATTTCTAACCCATAATAGATTGCATGGTGATGCGGTCTGCCTGTGGTTTCGCCGTATTCGCCGCAATAAAAATATCTGAGGTCTGTACCCCATTTATTGGACATTTCTTGCTTTTTCCTGAGTCTTTTGTTAAAAAGTACCATGTCCTCTTGCAATAGGATTTGCACAACTTCTGGCGCGTCTCCCTTTGTCCACTGGTGTACTGCTCCACGTATAAGTTCGCCTGTTGCTCTTATCATTCCTGGCACATATTCTTGATTCCATGTAAGAGTGAAAAACCATGCTGGTGTGAGTGTTTTTGACTCCATTAACATTCTGGTTTCCCAGTCCTGCCGCTGTCTGAGTCTACAGCCTAGGCATTTGCCGCACGGTAATAGCATGACGTCTTTTCTATATGTTAGGTTTTCGTATGTTGCCGCTGGATTATGCGCTCTTTCCTTGTATTTTTCTAGGGTCATGATGGACCCTGTTATATTGTGGTCGTTTGGATTGTATACTCTGATGAGCGGTCTTTCACAACTCATTTAAAACTGCCTCCTCTGCTCCCGCCGAAGCCGTCTTTATCTCTCTTTCCGCTTGTTGCGGTTTGTTTGCCGCTGTTGTTGTTTTGGTTGAGCCATCCGGTTAAGTCCGGGAAATCCGTCTGATAGCTGTTGTAACCGCTACTGTGTTGCTCTCCGTGCGAGTCTGTCCATGACCAGCTTTCAGCTTTTGTCTTGCTGTAATTTGCCATTGTGCCTGAGATCGTCGGCATACTAGCTGATTGCGTCCCTACACTTGGCGCGTTTATGGAACTTTGCCCAATTGACGCATGTGCGCCTGCGGGTGTGCTTGCGCCGCCTTGTGCGTAGGCTAGTATAGGATTAAGTCCAGCCTTTTCCATGTCTGCCATGGCCCTTTGATAGCTTGTATTACTCATCCTTTCCTGCCATGCCCTGTTAGCCGCCGCTTCTGCTGAGTTGTAGGACATGGCGGCATCCTGCTGGATGCGATTATAAACGCCCTGCTGGATAGCTCCCAGAGTGTTTAAGCCCAGTGCCATGAGAGAGTTCTTATCGTTTTGCTGACTCTGCATTCCTTGCGCTTGCTGACTTTGCCCCAAAAAGTATTTGGCGAGTTCTTTTGTTTGGTCAACATTTACGCCGCTTTCGCCGGTCATTGTTGATCCGCTTGCGCCTTGGCTTGTCTGGTATCCGCTGGAGCTTGTTACTCCACTGCCGGACGTGCCTTTGAGCGCGTTGAAGATTCCTGTTCCGGCGTTTATGAGTGTGCTCACGCCGCCTAGCAATTTTGCGCCTGTTGCTAATGCTCCTAAAAATGACATATACTAAAATAGCCGGGTTTTGCCCCGGCTTCCTCCTTTCTTAGTGATGGTCGATGAGTCCCGGAATACTGTAGACCGGCATGCATCTCGTTGTCTTGTTCATAAAGTAGAAGTCTGCAATAAAGTCCGGCTGAGACTGTACCGCAAGGGTTCGTTTCATCTCGGCTTCGCCCTGTTCCATCCAAGCGGTGCTCAGAGTAGGCAGTGCGCTGTAGTCCTGTGCATAGTGCCATGCATCGAGACTCTGTTTTGCGTTGCTTCTGAACAAGCCGGTAACCTTGCTCGGCTTATATCGATAGTCGGCCCATGCTTCCTGATAGCCGAATGCTTCGTTGTCCGTTGCGTTGCCCTGTGCATAGATTTCTTTATTGAGAATAGCTTGTTCGCCGATGTTTGCCAGTACCGGCCAGTAGTAGTCATATCGTCCGGTGCGGCTCCACATGCGTTCAATACCCTGCTGATAGGTCTGGTCGGTTCGTACCACTGCGAGTCCCATGATGAATCCGTGTTCCGTAAAGGACTTGGTAAACATAGGTTTGTTCATCGTGGTCACAGAGAGCGCCGCTGTGTTGCCCAGCGGACTAGTGTTGTCGGTCGAAGAGGTCTGGATAACCTGAGACACGTTGATAGGTAGTCTGTAGCCGCCCAGATACTCCGGAATTTGCATCCGGCTGTCCGGTGAGATAACACCAAAGTGCTCTCTCAGCACTTCGCGGTATCTCGTGCCGCCTCGCGCGTCTTTTTCGAGCAGTTTTTGGATTTGGAATGCCTGTCTCAGTTGGTTGATGGTCGCCGCCGTTACACTGCTCATGTCTGCGTAGAGTTCGTTATACGCTCCGCCGGCTGTTCCTGTTTCTTTCGTTGCGCCGTTTAGCGTGTATACTGTTCCTTTGCCGCTGGCGGATGTTTCGTTATTACCGTATGAATAGCTGGTTTCTCCTATTGTTGATGGATACCCGTCCCTGAAATATACTCTGCTGTCGTCTGGTTCTCCGTTGATCAGTGCTATGACGTTTGCGTTTCCCGTTAGCGGTAGGCTAATCGGCTCGCCTTTCTGAGGCTCCGGTAAAGCTCCGGTGTAGTAATCAAACACCTTTGCCGCTTTGAGAGGCTTTGCAAGCGTGATTGCGCTGTCGTTGGTTTTGCTACCGTCGTTTTTGCCGGTTGTGGTTGCGTCCGTCACTTCTACGAGTGTGGGTTGTGTAATGTTCTGGTTTCGGAACCACTCGTTGTAGATAAGGCCGTATGCTCGGCCTGGCAGAGCGCTCACGCTTATGCCCTTCACTTTGGTAGGCAGACCGAAATAGTCTGCTAAAGTCCCTTCTTCCCAGCCTTCTGCCGGTGCTGTGACTTGTGGAATGCTGTACTCTGTTTTAGGCGTCCATGCGGTTTTTTTGTTTTCGCCCATAAACTCTTTCCAGTGTTCCCAGATCAGCCGGTTCGGGACGAAGAAGAAGTAGAAGTCACAGAAGGCGTTATCCATCACAGGAAAGATGGGCGTTGCCATACGCATGACACAAGCCACGTCGATTTCGTGTGTATCTCCGGGTAATACCTCATCCAGATAAATCGGGATGAGGTCGCCGGTGTTAAAGGTGGTTTTGTTGTCACTGTTCCGCTGGAATCTGCTTCGGCTTACTCCTACCTGTGGATTCTGTGCAAAGTTGTATTCACTGTTTCGGTTCACTCTGCTCCCTCCTTTTTCTCTGCTGTTTTTTCAGCCGGCTTTTCTTCCTTCAGTAGACCCATTTTGTTGGCCCATTCTGCCGTGCCGTAGGCCATGATATACTTTTCCACGTCGTTGTCCCATTTGTTTTTGATTTCGATAGGCAGTGCTTCAAACTGCTTTTTTGCGTCCTCGATGCGGTTGTACCAGGTGTGGTAGTCCGTCGGCACGTCGGTAATATCCACCATCTGTGTGCTGTTCTGCCATTCCTGGTCGCCCAGCGCCGTCGGGTCGTAGGTCGCTCTTTTGATGATGTTTTCGATTTTCGTCTCATCCAGACGGCTCTGGATGAGTGCATAGACGTCGTTTTCGCCGGTTTTCACCAGCTCCCTGCCGGTTTCGGTTACTTTGTACTCGTATTCGGGTTCATGTCCGTTCCCGGTCAGACTTGTATGCCTCATGTGGCCGCTGTATGCGCTTCTAAATTCACTCATTGGGCTTGCCCTCACACACCAGCATTTTGGTGTTATCGATGATCTGGCCGGTTTCGTCTTCCATGGTGCAGATATAGTGAAGCTGGAAGTCCTCCGGCTTCACGCTGATGAAACTGTCTTTGTTTTTCTGCTGGCTCTCGAAGAGTCTGCTTGCAACTGCGTCGTTCTGCTGTTCGAAGAGTCCGCTACAGCTCTTGGCTACCTTGTCATAGATTGCATAGTATCTTTTCTGCATTACAGTCTC